CTGGGATGACAGCTCCGAAAACCATGTTCAGTGGTCTACGACCTGTCATCTCCCGGGATGTCACCATCCCGGTAGGCGCATATCTTACGCCGAATATGCGCCGAAAAGGTAGGAGGGAAGTAGGTGCCGAGCTCACACCGAGCTCTCCTGTCCCACTCGAGAATCTGAACAATTCTCGTATGAGTGGACAAGACCCCCGTGCTGGCGCACGGCTTGGGCCACCTCTGCTTCCCCACCTTGATATCTTGTGGTCGTACTTTTCGAAACCTGTTACCAGTTGCAAGATAAGACAAGTTGGAACATACGGCTCCGTATGTCGAAACTTGTTTATTGGTAACAAAGCCGTCAGCAACATCAGGCTCATTGATACGTTGGGAGCCCAACCATTCGCTGATGTGTTGACAGCTTCTGCGATAAGCACCTCGTTGGAGAGGTATCGCAGGCGTTTGAAGAGTACGAATGAACTTCGATGGGTCATGAGGACCAGAATGCTCAGCATTCTCACAGAGATACAACTCAAACAGAGCTCGCCTACACCACAAAGGCACCCGAAGGCGCCCCTTGCAAGGGTGTCCAAGGCCTCCAAGGGAGGCAGGGAGCTCTGCAGGTCTCTGCTTCTTCGCCGCAATCTTTCGCTGGTTGCGGTAAATTGTACGAGCACAGCGTGCAAGTCGATTGAACGAAGAAGAGTCCACAGAATGCTGACTCATGACCCCATTACCGTTACGGACGAACTCCTTGAGGGAAGGTGGTCTGAAAGAGACCAACCCGGTACCCTGGCGATCCAGCAGGGCATAAGCTTCGCAGAACACGAAGCCTATCTTAGACCGGAAAGACTTTCCCTCATGAAGTCCACTTCCTATAGCAGAGGCTCTCTGCGAATAGGAAGAGACGTTATCCTTGTGAGTGACTGCCGCCAAATCATCTCCGCAGATGATCCTTTGGGGACCCAGTCTCTCACTCATCCAGTGATTAAGCAGGCTAAGAATAGAGAACGAACAAGGAGTTCCCATAAGAGAACCTCTATTCTTAGGGACTTCGACAAAGTCCTTCCCATCTACCTTAATCACTTCATAACGTCTTCTAAACTCCTGCTCCGTCTCGCTATCCATGTCCGAGAGATGGTAGCGGACATAATGCGGATCGTTGCCAACTCCAAGGGACTCTCGGAGTTCAGAAACCAGATGGCTTGGGAAACCAGCCTTCCGGAGACCGTCAATGACGGCGGTGATCGCATCATGCCCGAAGCCATCCGTCGCGCAGGTAAGATCAGCCGAAAGGAAGATCTTACTAGCATGGATAGAACCAGCCAAGCGCCTGAGGATACCATCTTCCGTATGCGGAGCATATGGAAGGATCTGAGGTACCCGCGCAAGGAGAGCTGGCCAGAGGACCTGTCTTACAAGGTCCCCTCGAGCAAAGTTAGCAGCAGGAGGAACGGTAATGACCCTTGCCTTCATCCCGAGCTCCGCGATTACAGACGCGACGTGTACCACACGGACCCCTACGGAGTCACGCAAAAGTTTGCTTGTTGCAAAGCAAAGGTTGCGCTCCGCACTTACAACAGTGGGGTACGTATGAAACTTGTCGCCACGCAATCGTGCGCTCAGCCTACGCTCAAAGTCAGCCGCGAGAGGCGACGGCTCGTACAACTCTCCTGCGTCACGAGGACCTCCACCTCGCGACCGCCCACTTCGCACCTCCTCCCATGCGGGACGAGCCAGCGAAGCGACAACAGTGTTGTAGCCGCCCAGACCTCTCTTGACTTCAACCGTAGCTGCAGACGAAGAAGGAAGGGTAAAGAAATTCTTTCTTGGAAACCCGCCTTTCAGCAGTGTGTAAACGTGATGCTTAATATCCTCGAGGAGAAAGCGAGGAGTCACGTGTCTGCTAGAAAGTGTGCGTGCGTGCTGGCTGACCGCTTCTTTCTTTACAGACTCAGGCGCGCATGGAAGTGCGCGTGCCAAACGGCTGAAGGCGAGAGACGCCTTCGTGTCAAGTCTGCAATTAAGCCAAGAGAGAAGCTGTCTTGGGAAATGACTACATGGAGGGAGTTTTGCCCGGCGCTGCTCAAGACAAGCAGCGCGCAGTTCTCCACAGACACCCTTCAGTGTCCTGGCTGTCTCAAGCCAACCATTACGATCGACCGAAAGAGACAGCCACTTCCTCATTTCCCAAGCACCAGCACGGGTTCCAAGACCACAAGATATCAAGGCGCACCAGGTAGCTTTCCACAGCTCCCTGGTGTGCCTATCACCAGTTCGACGACTAGGAACGGACTTACGAGACCTCCTACGACCTGCCAAGTGCTCGCACTTCACAGGCTTCGGAGCGCTCTTAAGCCCCCGGCCCTTAACCGTCACAAACGGGTAAGACGCTAGTCTCACTCGCATGATCTTGTCAAAG